GTGATGATCTTCGCAAGATGATTAGTGAAACGCTTGGCCCATCTGCATGGCAAGAGCTAATTAAGATGGAAAATGAGATACGCCAGAAGCAGAAGGATGCGCAATACAAGCGGATCGAGCGCAAAGAGACGATCATTGCTTGGTGTGCTGGTCTAGTCTTATTCCTGATTTGCGTTGGGGCTTTATTTGGCTTTGTCTGGATCGCGGTGAAACGCTGATGGCAGACGGTGTAAGCGGCATAGGATCGGCACCGTTTAACGTTCAGTCGGACATACATCAGCAAACGCAGACGCGTGAGCGCATAGAGGCGCATCTGGTGGAGCAAAAGGTGACAAAGGAGCATAGGGCCAACCATACTCATTTGGAAGCTTTAAGAGAGCAGAGGTTAGAGTTAGGCAAGGCTTATGATAGGTTTGGTATTAAGACCACTGCTGACAGGCAGCAAGGCACAAACATCAACATAGAGGTTTGACATGGAAAAGATACTTGCTTGGAAGATCATGCCGCGTCTTATGATGCTGGTAATGACGGTGATGTATATACGCTGTATTGAGTGGGCGTTAAGCCAGCCAGATTTATCGACGCAACAAGCGGGCTTAATATCAGTTGTCACGGGGGCCATGAGCGGTGCTTTCGCCATATGGCTTGGATCTGAGAAATGATGCAGTTTATAGCGCCAGTGGCAAATCTGGCTGGATCATGGCTGCAAGGCAAGGCTGATAAGAATGCAGCAGAGGCCAAGCTAAAGCTAACTGAGGCAGAGGCTAAAGCTAAAATCATGCTCTCTGAAAAGACCAGCGTTGCCGATTGGGAGCGTATAATGGCGGAAGGATCAAAGAACAGCTTTAAGGATGAATGGCTTGTAGCTTTGTTTTCGGTGCCGCTGGTGCTTTCATTTTGTGGTGAGTGGGGTAGAAAGTCTGTGCAAGAAGGCTTTACTGCCCTGGAAGCAATGCCTGACTGGTATCAATATACTTTAGGTGTTATAGTTGCAGCAAGCTTTGGTGTAAGATCTGCAACAAAGTTCTTTAGGGGAAGCAAATGACGTTTAAACTATCTCAGCGCAGCCTTGATCGGTTGGAAGGCGTTGATACGCGAATGGTTGCTGTCGTTAAGATGGCTATTAATTTAACTAAAACTGACTTTGGTGTCGTCCAGGGTATGCGCACTGTAGAAATGCAAAAAGCATTAGTTGCAAAAGGTGCTAGTCAAACTATGAAGAGCAAACACCTGGATGGCCTTGCAGTCGATATAATGGCTTATATCTCAGGCAGAGGATCATGGGAGTTAAATCTTTATGATGATCTTGCTGATGCAATGGCAGAGGCAGCTAATTCACTTGGTATTAAAGTGCGTTGGGGTGCGGCATGGCAGATTGACTGCATTGGCACATGGAAGAGCCAAGGAAGATCTATGGAAGATGCCATGAACGAGTATGTAGATCTGCGAAGAAGTCAGGGCAGAAGGCCATTTATCGATGGCCCTCATTTTGAATTGATGGTTTAGGAAATTATCCTATTTATACTGCTTTCCATTGCATTCTGAGTAAACTCAAGAGGCTTTATTCGAACAGTCTTGCCTGTTGGCGGGTTGCGCAGAATAAAGAGACGCAAGTCTAAAGCTACATAAGCAAATATCTGCGCATCGCCACTTACCCGTGTAAATGCATAGCACAATGGGCGTCCACGATCTTGACTCGGTTTCATTGTGGTTTTAACTTGCAGCGTCAATAATTTGCCAAGGGCAGACTTAACCCACAGGTCGTCACCTTTTAAATCTACTCTATGGCAGCGTATTCCACGCTGTTCCAATTCGGCTGCCACGAGAAACTCGCCAGCACGTCCGATGTCATTGCTGTTGGCCACAATGTTAAATACCGCAAAACCAATGACTTAGTATGCGGTATTTTTATTATATTTCTTAGATCATTAAAGGCTCAAATTCACCATTACGCAAGTCTATAACTTCAGGATGAATAATGTTCGTCTTATTATTAATTGTTTTCTTTGCCATCTCAGCTATCCAAGCACCTGTTTTTGGCATTACTGATTTTCCTAACAAAACTTGCGCTGCTGCTCTACCCTCATTTAATAAGCTATAATCTTGTCGAAGACCACATAACGCTTTAAGTTCATTCATTGTAATTGGTCTATCCTCGGTAGGGTGAAGCCACGAGTAATCACCAAAAAACACAGGGGCTGGCTTAAATCCATTTAACCTAATTGACGATCTTGCAGGCCTACCAAGCATATGTCCATTAGGTTTGTATTCAGGGTTTTTATTTATTCTAGTAAACCACTTAAATAAATTAGTCCCCTGTGGTATTTCTTTGTAGCCAAATTTATCAAGTGTATTTTTAACTCCAGGTCCGCAAATCTCATATCCTCCTGGCTTAATATCAATGAAGCTTTCATTTACTGTTTTTGGTTTAGTAAATTCAGGGAAATCTAAGTTTCCCTGATGTGCGATAAATAAATATCTATGCCTTATTTGTGGTGTTCCAGAATAAATGCCATTAATAAGCATATGCGTGACATTGTAACCAAATTCACGCCATAAATCACCAAGCTTATCATAATAAGCTTTTCCTTTTGTAAAGGCGGGCACAACGCTTTCAAGCGCAAAAAATCTAGGTTTTAGGCTTAAGCCAATTTTAGCCGCATCACTTGTCATGCTTATGCGAGGATCATCTAATCCCTTTTTATTCCCTGACACAGACCATGGAGCGCATGGAGGTTGAGAATATACAAAGTCAATATTGTCAAACTTTCCTGGATTAAATTCTGCGCTCTTAAAAAGTTTAGCTTCTGGATGGTTGGCGATATGTATGTCATCGCCATAGCCATCATTAATAACTGCAGGCACTTCAAAATGCTCTTTTACACCCTCAGTAAATAATCCAGCAAAAACATGAATTCCAACTGCTTTATACGTCATATTTTATCACCTAAATAAACTCGCCTTTAAGCCTTAAGCGATACAAAGATTGACCTTCAATCTTGCCAGTGCGTATAATAGTCTTACGCTCTCTCATAGATTTAACGCCAACATCTATATGACAAACATCTTGCTTAATCATGCTACATAAGTCGCCAATCGATAATTCGCCATGTTTCTCAAGGCATGCTGCTATTGCTTTTCTAAGATGCTCCATTGGCCAAGGCTTATGCATGTAAGCATGCATATCATCACGACCAATCATGCGGCGATGCATGCGTGCGTTTTCTATAGCTGCCATTTCTTTCATGCGATCAAGAGGCGTTATTTGCTCAACCATTGTGCATCCTCCTTTCCAGCATCTTACATAATGACATGATTTCCTCAGCGCGTTGCTTCATTGTATTACGCTCTGGTTTGCGCGCGGCATCCATCCTTATTATATCAGCCTTTCTATTTATAGATCTAATAATCATAAGCGGTGTCGGCTGATCTGGCGTTGTATCATCTTCATCAATATCAGACCCAACTGTTGAGCAGTTTTCTATCTTAGATAAATCCCATTTAGCCATCGTTATCCTCCTGCATTGGCTTGCGCTTAGGGCGCACGGTCTTTGTTTCTTCATATTGGATGACGCATTGCACTGGGCCATATAGATTGGCTTTGTACTTTTCGATAAAGTCTGCGCATTCATATGGTGATGAAAACACCATCAGTGCAATCCATGTTGTTTTTGTCATCAGTCTTCCTCCACGCGCCAATCATAATCGTCTTCATCTGAGCAATATTCACATGGTTCCGTCCAGGATGTCCAAGACGTATTTTCACTAGATTGATTAAAACTAGTGCGCTCAACAAGGCCTGTGCCATCACATGATTTACAATCGCTCATTGATAAACCCCTATATCAATAGACCAAAGCGCCATAGATACGCGTTCCTGATCTGCTTTTTGGCGCACTTCTGCTTTGCAAATTTTACCCTGACTATGCATATGCTCTAGCAGATTAGTTAATTTGCGGCTTTCCATATTAACTGCCTCGCTAATATCTCCAGTCTCACAATATGTTATTTCTGCACTTTGCAGAAATGCAACAACTTCATCGCTAATATTCTGCCATGTTCGTTCATTATTGCTTGTGTTTTTTAATTGGTGAGCCTGTTTTAATGCATGCGGCTCTAAAATGTTAATTGCATGAGACGTTTTTCGCACATAAACTGCTACCCATGGAGTTCTCTCTCGTTGAAGCTCAACAGTATTTGGAACAACAATGCCATCACATAAGTGATCTATGTCAGCATTCGCTTGCTCTAATAATCTTGGTGATATATGTATGCTCTCACCATTATCAGTTCTGACACCAAAAGCAGTTCCGCTTTCAGTAATGTGAGTGATAACAAATTCAGTTGAAGTGGTTTTATCCATTTCGATTTCCTTTTTTATATGATTTATATTCATGGGGTCAGTTTCGGCTGGCCTCACGAAACCATTTCTCTTTGTGCCTAGACAATACTCTTTGCACAGAATTTTTAGTCATGCCTTTGAAGGCCATTGCTTTAAATATAGTTTCGCGCTCCTTTCCCTGTTTTGCCATTTCGATTATTTGCCTGGTTTCAGGCTTCATATCACGGCCGCCTGCAAGATAATCCATTGACATATTTTGCTTCAAGAACTGCAATTTACCATCTCTCTGCATGGCTCTTTTACGTTCTTCCTTTGCTAATTGCATCCAGGCAATAGCATATTGCTCTTCAGTCATTGAAATACTCCTGCAAAAAATAGACAAATGAAGAAGATGCCAAATAATGACAAAGCTCCTATAATATCGCCTACAATGCCTAAATTATCTTCAAAGTCGCGGATAAGATCACGCAATTTTTGCACTTGTTTCATAACATGCTCCTTTTACGAATATTAAAATGCTATTACTAAATTTAACGTCTTCTAAAACCCAACCTGTTGGCGCATCTTTATTTTGCTCTACTTTACGAGCGGCTTCGAATGATGTTGTATTTGCGCAAACTTTTGGATCTGTGCAAATTTTATAAGTAACTTCATTAACGACAAATTCATCATTCATCTTAAGAAGCTCAGGCCACGTGTAGCAACCATCTTTAGCATCATTATAGAGATTATCCCACTTTGAAATCCAAGCATTAACAAATGCACGCTGCTCAACAGTTAAGTTAAGCTTCACCGCCTCATTTGCTTCTAAGTTTATATCCAGGCCTTCATTTTCAAGAAATTCAAGCCAAGAATCGAAAAGTGTTTCTAAATCATTCATTTTGTTTATCTCCTCTTTATACATACTTTATACCGTAAATATAAAAGCATTGCAAACAAAAAAAGCATTTGCACTTGATATTTTATTTGGTAATCGTCAAATATGGTTACAAAAGGAGCAACTCATGTACCATAAGGAACTTGACATCAGTCATGAAGTGTCGAGATCAGATGTGATGAAATTTGCTGATAAGTATAATTGCAGCTGCACTCTGCTGCAGGAATATGGACCAGCAGGAGGTAATCCTCTTTATTTGTTCTCATCAAAATCAAAGCAGAATTTAGAAGATCTGCATAACAATATAATAGGAGCGTAAACTATGATTTATCTGTTACGAAAAATGCATGAGCAGTTCGGCATATCTCACACTGACTTGCCAGAATTTACTGATGCAGAGCGAAGGTTCCGCATTGCAGCTATGCTAGAAGAGCTTAGCGAATTTACATCAGCTCAAACAAGAGAAGACGAACTCGATGCACTTGTTGATCTAGTTGTCTTTGCATTAGGCACTGCAGAACGTATGGGCTTTTCAGAGATATATGAAGATGCATTCAAACGTGTGATGCATTCTAATATGACGAAAACCCTAGGCGCCAATAATAAGAGAGGATCTTTTAAGATCGATCTTGTTAAAGGTAATGATTTTAAACCCGCAGATTTATCAGACTTAGTGGAGTGGATAAAATGAAAATACAAGAAACCCTGGATTTCATGCTTGGCCGTAAAGATACAAGCAACACGTCACCTAAGTCGGTATTTCGTGACATTGGCAGAACTAAGGGCGAAAAACTTACACGAGAACAGTGTGAGCGCGCAACCATTGCTATTGCTTTTGCATTATCAGAATTGAGACGTGCAGAAGATGAAAAGTAATATTCAAAGCACGGTTGAACAACGTGGAAATAAATACGGCAGCATTGAGGATAACTCGATCATGACGCAAGCTTTAATGGATGTTGTAACATCTAATACCTTTAAGGGTAAGCTGAGCGATGTTCATAAAGAATGCTTGCATATGATATTCCACAAAATATCGCGCATGTGCATTGGCGATCCTTATTATGCAGATAATGCGCATGATATTGCTGGTTATGCAACTTTGCTAGAGCAATATATCGAAAGCCGTGAAGATGAGTAATCTTTGCAGAAATAACGTGGCGGACATTAGAAAGGCTTTTGTCCGCCTGTATCAGGACAAGCAGTTTTGCGAAAATGGCACCATAGAGATTACAGGAGCATCATTTATTGCGGATGAAGATGCAATATTTGGCACTCCTAATCTTGAATATATTGATCGTGAATTGGCTTGGTATAAATCACAGGATCTAAGCATATCAGGCCTGGAGCCTAATATTCCTGCAATATGGAAGCAGGTAGCTAGCAAGAAGGGTTTTATTAATAGCAATTATGGGTGGTGCATTTATAGCGAAGAAAATAACAATCAATTTGCAAAAGCTATAGTGCAGCTTGTAAAGGATCAGTTTAGCCGACAGGCTTTGATGATTTATACAAGGCCAACAATGCATGAAGATGCAAGAAAAGATGGCATGAGTGATTTCATGTGCACAAATACAGTGCAACTTTTAATTCGTAAGGGCAAGCTAGAATATCATGTGAACATGAGATCTAATGACGTCGTTTATGGTTTCAATAATGATCTTGCTTGGCACAAATCTGTTTACAGCCGTTGCATTCAAGTATTGCGTAAATTCTATGAAATAGAGCAAACTGATATTTATTGGAATGCATGCTCACTTCACGTATATCCTCGTCACTTTCATTTATTAGGGGATACATCATGAGAAAACGTCAAGATTTTACGTTGATGAAAACAGCTCAGCTTTGGGCTGATATGTCATATTGCAAGCGTAGTAAGGTTGGAGCAATTATAGCTAAAAATGGCAGAGTAATCGCTACAGGCTATAATGGAACTCCACCAGGATATGATAATTGCTGTGAAGATTGCGATGGCAATACAATATCAGAAGTATTGCATGCAGAAGAAAATGCAATAATATTTTGTGCAAGATATGGATTAGCAACAGAAGGATGCGATCTGTATAGCTCTTTATCGCCATGCCCTAGTTGCGCCAAAATGATAGCAGCTGCTGGCATTAAAAGGGTTTTTGACAAGGTGCAATATAGAGACCCATATGGTCTTGAGCTGCTTCAGAAACTAGGTGTTGAAGTATTGGAGATGTGATGAAAATTGAACTGTACTCACTTGATGAGATAAAACGAAGGCTCTACAATAGGAACTTAAAGGAAGTTTCTAGGGAGACTGGTATATCGTACCCCACAATTTATGCCTTAGCTAAAGGCACTAAGAAAGATTTTCGTATGAGCACTATGGTTGCGATGACGAGCTTCTTGGATATGGAAGAAACATTGAAACAGGTTTTGGAAGAATAATATGGTTAACAGTCGTGCAAAAGGAGCGGATTGGGAGAGAAAGCTTGCTAAGATCTTAGAGTTAGAGCTTGGATGCAAGTTTTCCCGTAATTTGGAGCAATATCGTACCGCTGCCGAAGGCGACTTAATAGCAGATAATACGGATTTTCCGTTTTCTATAGAGGCAAAAGCATATGCTTCTGGTCGTGGTTGCAAAGATGAATGGTGGAAGCAATCAGAAAAAGCTGCGCTTCTCACAAATAAATTGCCTTGCGTTATTTATAAATATAACAATTATAAACCAAGAGCAGTTGTGAGCTTTGAGGCAATAGCTAAAGTATATGGATCAGAAGATGATGGTCATTTTCTTGTTGATCTATCACTAGAAGGATTTTGCTATATATGTAGGGAGATAATGAACTCATGATTGAGCTAGACATTACGAATAAGGAATATAGGGATAGACCTGCAATTAGCTCCTCTGATGTGAAGGCTGCAGCTAAATCACTTGCACATTGGAAGGGAGCAGAGCGTAAAGAAACAAGTGCGTTTGATATAGGAACTGCATTCCATGAGCTTTGCCTAGAACCTCATAAGAAGAGCATTATATGTGGACCTGAAAACAGACTCGGCAAAAGATGGAAAGAAGCTAAAGAAGAAGCTGATGCTGCTGGCAAATTACTCCTGACATCTGTTGATTATTATAAAGCAAAAGCAATGTCTGAAGCTGCACTAAGTAATCAAAAGCTCTTTGATTTAATTTATGCAAATGATGCCTTGATTGAAGCAAGCATTTTTGTGCAAGACCCTGAGACAGGGCTGCAGCTAAAAACTAGACCTGATTGCTATGTAAAGAGTAAGAAAGTTTGCTTGGACTTAAAAAGCACCGTTGATGCGGGTCCAGGTGATCGTGATTTTCCGGCTCAGCTGTGGAAATATAAATACGATATTCAGGCTGCATTTTATAGGCATTGCTGTCAGCTTGCTGGCTTGCCTGTAGCTTATTTTTGCTTTGCAGCTACTGAAAAGGTTTCGCCATATGCAACATGTCTTCATATGGTTGATGAGGAAGTTTTACAATTTGCGCATGATAAAATGATGAACATTTTAAGGCGCATAGCCAAGGCAGAGAAGGAAGGAGTTTATTTAACTGATTGGCCAGAAATAAACATAATCCACTTACCAGAGTGGATGAAGCATGATGATAAGGAGTAATATACATGCAGCATAACATCGAAAACGTTGAGGCACGTTGGCCTCGCATTAATCGCACATATAAGTTTGACGCTAATGAGCGCAAATCTATGCCATGTGATCCCCTAGATCCATTGGCCACTTATGATATTTCATTTCGTTTGAGCAAAGATCAAGCTCATGAGCTTTGGAAGAAGATGTGCGAAGCATATAAGGCAAAGGCAGATCCCTCATG